TAGGTCATACTGCTTTCTATTTATTCAGCACTTTCAGCGATAATCTTGTTTTCCTGCTCGGCTGTAATCCATCCAAGTGCTACAGCCTTATCAAGATATTCTTTCTTCAGTGTCTTTTTATAGATACGTCTAAGAGTGTAATACATCACTTATTGCCTCCTTCAAGTACAGCCACTGTAAGCTGATCAACTGTGTCCTGTAACTCCTTAATCTTCTTAGCTACCATATCAACGTCAGTAAGAGTAACAGTAATAACTGAGCCATCGAACGAAATGTTAGCTACCTTCTTGTTAGCTAATGTAGCATACACTTCGCCTGTAGTAGAAGTAACTTTAAACTCTTCAAGATTGCTCTCTGTCAGTTTCTTATACAGATCATCAATATCATCTACTGTGCCTGTAACTGTGAATTTGTTGGCTGTCATGCCATCATTGATTGTGACCTCTGTTTTGTCATTAAGAATAAGTTTTTCCATACAGTTTTAATCCTCCTTTTTATTCAATATATAAAACTGTTGCTAAAATACCTGTATCACACGTGGTTGACGTTGCATGAGCACGAGATAACGTAACTGTTGTGCCTGCTGGTATAAACGCCTGGTAATTCATACATCTTACTGATCTCCTAGGTGCTGAGTCATCAGAACGTTTATAAATAGTATGCGAGGTACCTGCAATACTAATATAAATCTCATCTGAACTAAATGAACTAGAACTAGTTAAATCAACTTCAATGTATAATATGCAATCGTGATTAATAGTAAAATTTTTGGTAAAAGTATTACCGTTACTTACATTTAGTAAAATTTCCGGAACTAATTTCATACGACTTCCACTAATAGCGTTCATCAGTGCCACGCCCTGTCTTGCGTCTAATGCATATCCTGCACTTGTTGTTGTCAGATTGTTTGCTACGTTTGACTTTGCTAAGAATTTGTTTGTGATTTTGCCCCACAAATGTGTTAATCCTGTCTCATCTAAAAATGCCATATTCTAATACCTACCCTTTCATACGCATATAGAATCAATCTGTGCGTTAGTAATTGCTGAGTATGAAGTATCGCTGTCCTGCTGAGTGAATGTTGTAGTTGTGCCATCCAATGCTGTTGCTGTAAATGTCGTACCATTTCTAGTAATTCTAATAATTGCTTTTGACTGATCATAGTCAGCAACATGCCCTAATCCAATCTGTGCCTTAGTAACACGATGAGGATTAGAAGTGTTACCAACATGTGATGCAAGTTTATTACTAGTTTCTTGATCTTTAATCTTAATAGTTGTGTTAGAGTTTAATTTAATATTAGTTACATAACTATCTGCCATATAATTCACCTATTAAGATTTAGAAGTAAGCTTAAGAGTAGAAGACTGTGCATCATATGTAGCAGTAATTAAGCTATTAGATTTAGTTTCAAGATTTGTAACTCTAGTGGTAAGAGCGCTGACATTAGAAGCATTTGTACTTGCAGACGTACTAGCAGTATTAGCTGTATTTCGGGCATCCATATCAGCAATAACAAGTTCTGTTCCGTTAAGGTTAACTTTCGATAATAAATTAGTAGCCATAAATTCTCCTTATTAATTTTTACATGGGCAATCGCAATCATATTTTATATTGACTGTACTAGTATTGCCATTGTATTTAATACTACCCACGCAGTCGCATTCATTAGGACTAAAGAATTCAAGTGTTTCTGTATTAGCGATATACTTTGGATATTCCATCATCTTAGTAAACACCTTCTGCATGTCATCAAATACTTTTTTCATGTCAGCAAACGAATTACTAACATACTGTAACTGTGCATTGAAGTTTCCAGTTAGGCACCAATATTTAGTATCACTAAGTGGTGTACCTACAGGAACTTTTACCTTACTAGTATAACTATTGCCATTATTTGTAACGATTGAAAGTGGGTCATAAGCAGTAGCACTGTCCCACTCGCCAATAATAAGTGGTACATATCTTGCACCAATATACTGTTTAACTGCCATATTAAATCTCCATACTTAGGACAAGGTGTCCGTACTCTGGTTGCATTTTGTCAGTGTAGTCATATCCTGTAGTGTTGAATACAATATCTGCATATGAATCTGGAATGTATGCTACAAAGTATCCTGCATCATTAAGTCCAAAATAGACATGTTTGATAGCTTTACTGATAATGCTTTCAAGGTGCGTATCTGTCCATTTTACAAGGGCATCAGTGAAGGCTTTAGGCAAGTTACCAGTATTGATCATGTCTTCAATGGTCTTTTTGAATTCAAAAAGGACTTTAATAGATTCATCAATGCTATTACATCTGTCAATAATCTCGTTAACTTTATCAGTTAATTTAGTAAGGACTTCATAGTAACTTAGCGAATCATCATAAACTAATGGCAAGATTTTGTAACACCAATATCTTATTTTAGTAATATTGTCCATCACTTTATCCTTTCTAGTTATATTGTTAAGTCAAGTGAAGTAAGGTAACGTGTTACCAAAGGTTAATAAATAAGTCGTTTAGTTCATTAATAATTTCATTGTCAATGTTAATAAATGTTTTTCTATATTCTTCCAGCATCTTAGAGAATGACTGCCCTACAGATTTACCTTGTACATGTTCAAGATAAGATTCTGTATCAGTGTACTTACTATTGCCACGACTTTTATTTGTAGTGTTATCTTTATCATTTATATTTCTGCTATCACTTCCAGTATTTGAAGTGTTACTGTTACTGCTGTTTGTTTCTTTGTTGTGTGTAGCATTTGTGAGATATTCATTGCTTTCAATTCCTGTTAACGCACCTTGCGGTGTATCATTATACATCTGCCATGCGTCACTATTTTCTTCACTTGTACTGTCACTCTTAAGATTGCGTTCATAGTTATCTTCTCTTGAGTATGTTCTGTTACTGTCTGAATTACTATTTGATTCTGAATTTCCGTCATTGTTTTTGCTGTGTTCTGTAGTTAAGTCTACATCATATAATGGATTAAACTCAATCAGCGTACTTTTATATCTTTGGTTATAGTAGGGCATGATTAAGTTCAGTCGCTCATTTAAGAATAGCTTCCACCTTCCAACGGTTTCAGCACATATTTCTCTAGTATAGAAATGTTTAACAATCTTTGTTTCAAGAACAGTACGATATGTTTCATCATAGATAGGGAAGTCAAAGTCAAAGATTTTTGGCAAAGCCTTTTGTATAACAGTGTCAACTTGATTTAGACCTTGTTCTTCTCTATATCCTGCATACACTTCACATATGCTTCTCAATTCTGTAGTATATTTAGCCATGTCATTATACCTCAGTTAGTTCTAAAGTCAGTAGCTAATGTATCAACATCGCCTTCATGGCCTGTTTCACCCTCAATCATAAGTTCATCGTCTGTTTCACGATAATCTTCTCTGAAGTCACAAGAAATATTAAGTCCAAACATATTATTGATTTTATCACATGCATCTCTACGTGACTGAAGTCTGCTGTAACGTGAAGCAATCGTGCCACCCTGTGATCTAATTACTTCATCCTGTACCATTCGCTCTTTCTTCTGGAATGAAACATTAGAAATACCAAGATATGTCAGTGCTTCATTCCAATACTGAGTTTTAAGTGCGTATAACTTATCAGCAACATAGGGTGCTTGCATATTGATAGCTTTCAGCTGTGATAAGTCTATGTTCTTTGTTGCAAATAATACAGGTGCATTTCCATCAATTTCCTTGAATGCATTCAAATATGTAAGGCGCTCTGTCTCATCGCATTGAATGGCTACAGGTGTTTTCTGTGCATTAGCATTGACATTAATAATCTGATCAAGATTGTATAATCTTCTGGCAAAGATTTTAGCAATTAAGATAGAGTTTGTATGAAGCATATTGTTATAAATAATAACACTGTCATTGTTATCAAGTGTTTTATTATAACCATTTACTGCATATGCTCTATAATATACAGGCTCACGATAGACATTTAACTTTCCATTCATGCTTACCTGTAATGCCAAGTATGCACCTTCTGTTTCATCATCTTCTGGAATGCCTGTAATAGATTCAGCATCAAGGTCTTCATCTTTGAAGAAAACAGCAAACCCATCACTAAACAGTGTAAGCTCTAAGAATCTTGGATTTACTGTTTTAGGCAAGTTTCCCCAGTCGAACATACTGATAGACAATTCAGTAAGTTGCATAAGATACTGACCATAGCTTTCACTATTCTTTTCAAGGCTTTCGCCAAAGAAAGTTTTTCGTCTACTTCTTGACATAGCTTTTTCTCCTATTAAATTATAGCATTACTTTTGTGTGTTATCAAGCTCATAATTTCCAATGGCATCGGGATTTTTCCAAAAGCGAATACCTCGGTCTAATAATTCTTTGATATTTTCTTTATCGGATGCTGGCATGTTACCTTTAACATTAGCGTTAACAGTTTTAACATAGTTCCAGTTCGGTCTACTTGTAATATTTGGCACTTTAACAGTGTTAACAGCATATCCGAACATGTCAAAATATTTATCAATCTTTTTCAGTCTAGTAATGTTAGGCACCATTCTAAAACCAAAGAACGATAACGCAATTCCAAAGTTATTAGATTTGTCACCAAGAGTGCATGAGCCACTATTGATAGTTCCACCTTCTGTATTAGCTAACATACTTGATTTATACATAGCATTCTGCTGAGTTGTAATAAGATTAATTTCACTATTGTTAATAGCATTCTGTATTGAAAGTTCAGCATTTTTATTTCCAAGATATGTACTAGTAGATTTATCAATAGTGCTTAAGGCCGCACCAGGCAATGCTCCAAGATTTCCTGCTAATAACAGAGAGCTAAGTCCGGAAATCCAGTCGGTAGCAGTGTCGATATCCGTTGAAAGTTTTCTGTTAGCGTTCTGTGCATATACAGTTCTTAGACTATTTCCATTTGTTGCTTCAAGTGCGTGCCTTGTATTTGACATTGGTATGCTGTTCTGTGCCATCCATGCCGCATAAGTATCATTATTCCATGAACACTGCGGATAGCCTGTAACACTAACACTTTCAGCCCAGTATGGCATATCTTCAGTAATAATAGCGCCATTAGGCATTTTATAATTTTTGCAAATATGACCCTTATAGTTAACAGGTGTACATACTACACTAACAGGCTGTAATGCATTTCCAATTATTCTGAAAACTGGCATATATCCAGCAGTTGATGAGTGAAAAACTTCTGGAAAAAATTCGTATCTATAATCAGCATAGTTTCCCTGCCCTGTCATAACTCTGTAAAAGGTATAAGGATATGTATATAATTTATTATTATGCGGCTTATACAAATAGATAGAACCACCACTAGTGTATCTGAACCCACTATCTTTATTTAATTCATTGCATTCGCTTATCATGGTAAGGTTCTTATCTACATTATCTATTATTTCTCCATCATATCTGCCATCATTAGATGCCCCACCTATAGCGCCTCTAGGCGCCATCCATACACCAACAACGGCATCCGGTTTACCAACAAAAGAGTATTGTTTAATAAAACTATTAATATGAGCAATGTTATCAAAATCCCATGCCTGAAGAGTGCATCCACTATAGGTATTATTTATTCTTACGCCTTTTCCGTCATGACTGCTATGACTTTCCGTTGTTGCAACCATTATAACTGGTTCACAATAGTTACTGCTAATATGATTATAGCTGTTAGGCTCTGCCATCATTTCACCAGTCTCTACAGGTTCTGGCTCAAGATTTACGCCAATAGTATCATTTGCCACATGTTCTCTAAGCACATAGCATTCTCCAAGACTGGCTTGGTCTAATGTAAACCATGTCTGAATTGGGTCAACACTGAAGAACACATTGCATACATTATTGCTGACATATTCAATATTAGTAACAAAAGCATAGTACCAATGATTTTCAAAACTTTCGTTTCTAAACATTACATAGTTGGCATTATATATTTTTCCTATAGTAGACTGTATTCTTAATGTATTACTTGAACGTCTAGTGTATGATTGATTATTTAAAACTAATATACGTTTACTATAAAACCATTTATATTGTTCATCTTTAGTTTTGAATAAAGGTGCATCACTTAAGTCCTGTGTATAGTTTTCAACATGACATAGAATAATATTGCCAGTTGGCTGAATATAAGTCATTATTCATTCTCCTTCTAATAATAAATAGAGTGAGTGGATATCTCCACCCACTCTTTGTGAGTTAATGCTGTGTTATTCTTACTCTTTAGTTAAGGTAATAATTGTGCCAACATCAGAATCTGCATTGATTGTTGTTCCACCCTTGTACAGTGTACCATTGATAGAAACTTCAAGTTCAATAGCAGTCTTAGCCTGTGAAGCAGGAATGATAATTGCGCCATACTTCTGTACAGCAATTCCAGCCTTTGTCAATGCTTCTGTCTGTACGAACTGAGCATTGTTAGGCTCAAGGCTTGCACCATCTACACTAGCATCCAGCGTAAATACTGTAGCTTCCGGACTTGTATCCTTAGAAAGAATCTTAGCTTCAATAGTAGCAGGAAGTTCTGTCTTAGCTGTATCAAGTGCAAATACTACAGCGTTAGCGAACGGACTCCATGAAACTGTCTTCCATGTATGATAGAAATAATTCCAGTACAGTCCTGCGGCATTGTACTTTTCAGTGAACTTATTGTTGTTGTCGTAAATCTGGAACCAGTCTGTATCAACCATTACGGCCTTTACGCCTTTCATTAAGCTCAACTCTTCTGTCGTTACTTCTTCAATGCTGTTATTATTCTTTCGGATAGTATCGAATCGTGCATTGTCAAATTCTGTCCAGTTATCAATCAGATAAAGGCGTCCCATGAAGTCTGCCTTATCCATGTTGAATGCACTGGCAAGTACATCAACATCATACTGTGCATTAAAGTCTGCATCCATGAAGATTGCCTGTCTATCTTTAGGGGTTGTAGTATATACTCCACTGGCGTTGTATTTGTTATGCATGAATGGAAGCTGATTGCTTGTACCTCTGAATGCAACAGCGGCTTTCTTAAGGTCTGTTCCATCACCAATGCCGACAGGATACATCTTACCATGAGACACAGCCTTAATAAGCATGTACTTGAACAGCAGAAATTCATCATACTCTGCGGCTGTGTAAATCTGATCAACAATTTTGGCAATAAGGTCAGTTACCCCATTAAGAGACATAAAAGCCTGTTTCAACTGTTCATCTTCAATAGTTGTAGGATACATAACTTTCCAGTTAAGAGTGTGAAATACTGAACGAACATCTGGAATCGTTCTGGCAAATTCTCTGGATGCGCCCTTAGCAGGGTCATAGTCTACAACTCTAGCAATGCCTACAAAGATATCCTCAATGGATTCACCAAACTCAAGGTATCCTTTCTTCAATGCGGAATAAGGGTCATTGAATGTAGCGGACTGTACACGGACAGCCGCAATACGATTCATAAGTGCATTTAAGAAAGTATTCTGGAATGCAAGCTGCCCATTAATAACTTCACCGACCTTTGGAATGTCAGATGCTTTACTGACTTCCGGTACGGCATTCTGATATGCTGTATCTGCATTCTGCCTAATGACATTAAGAATATCAATAGTAGATGCATTCAGCGTAGAATATGAAACTCGTTTAGCCATGAATTTTTTCTCCTTCTCTAGTTAGGCCACTTATCTGGCTTAGTATCAGTAAACGTAAATAAATCATCAAATGACTTAGGTTTTTTATCTTCATCATTGTTCTTTGGTTCTTCTGGATTGTCGTCATCATCTCCACCAGCAAAGAACCTGTCTCTGTATTTCTGTCTCCACTTAGTGTCATTGTCCTTATACTTCTGTTCCCAGTCCACTTGATCTTTTGTTCTTGTTTCATAGTCATTGAGCGTATCACTGATATCTTCGACAAACTGTAATGTTTCATCACTTGTATCGTCTTTGGTTTTTTCTTTAATGTAGTTCATAATTTCTTCACTTGTCTTAACAGCCATGTTTATTAACCTCTCTATATATTATAGTTGATCATATCCTATAAAGCAATGGATTTCTTAAAAATTTCCATGCTTTTAATTTCTTATGCCTTACTATGTCTGGAGTTGGAATCGGCTCATAATGTCCATTGCCAAACCATCTGTAAATCATAACAGCATTATTGAATCTCTCATCAGTTGATAGGAATCTATTTCCGTATATCCAGCTTTTAATGTTGGTATCATTTTTATGTGCAATAATATAGTTATAGCATTCCTGCGCTTGTTGTGCTCTGGCATCCCATGAGCTATTATGAATTCCCTCCCAGCACCAGTTCCATGCATGAGTAAGCATAACAATGTCTTTGCTGTCAGTTGTAAGAAAATTACGCAAGCTGTCAAAGCCATAGCTATCTGCATGCGACCAATAGTTTTCTTCAAGTAAGAATTCAAGCTGTCCATCACCACTTGTAATAGGATAGTTATTTTTCTTTAAGAAATTCATAACGTTATATAATCGACCTTGTCCTGTTCCAACATTAGTCCACTGGCCTAAGCCATAACCTATATACTGTACAGTATAATCAGTCTGTTCATTAAGGCTTTCCCATATGCCTGGATTGATGGTTGACTCTGTCCAAAAGTTACCGCACATAGCGGCTATAACATAAGCACTTACCTTAAGTCCAGTATTATGATCATCGTCTGGATAAGGGTCACTGCCACCTTCTGCGCCATCATTGTAGCGCCATAACTCATCAAACCAGTTTGTACTCCAATAGTCAGTAATAGAAACTTGGTTAGGCAATGCGTATGCATCTGTGTGCGCCCCCATCCATTGACCTTTATTGCCATCAACACTGTAAACCATTTCAGTGTGTTGCATTGTGCTGTTATTGCTTACACCAATATCCCCCGGCTTTAAGGTTCCATCTGTTACTCTATGAAAACCAAGATTAGATAATACAGTAGACTCACTCCATGTTGTAAATGCGTTATGATCTGGCGCATATCCAGGTGTTGAAAATCCTCCAGCTAATAAAGCATAATTGATAAAACTAGAACAATCATAATAGGTGATGCCATTTACAGTTTGCTGATTTCTGTATGACTGACTGTATCCTACATTAGGTGCATTGCATGTATTGACAGCCCACTTCCATGCTTCAGTAATACTTGGCATATGGCATCACCTTCCTTTCTACTTATTTACATAAAATTTTACAGTTTCTAAAATCCAACCATCCTTTACCAGTTTGTCTCTTTCTGTTTCATCTATAGTATATGTGTGAACACCATTGTTCTTGTTGTACAATCTGAATACAGGCACATTAGTGTCTGTTCTTGTATTGTGCGCTCTGAATGCTATTCCTTCTACTGTCCACCCTTTAAGAATTAAGTTAACTAATTCATCACAGCTTGGAAGATATACATGATCATTGTTAGACCGCAATCTATAGATAACAGTATCACCGCCGTCATGCCATGCAATACCTTCATATTTCCATCCAGCAGTAGCAACCTTTACGGCTTCCGTATAGCTGGCTGTAAATAAGTGACCGCCATTATTAGGATTGTATAATCTATATATCCCACTCTTTTCTACAGGTATCTTTACTGCTGGCTTTATGACAGGCTTGGCACTGCCATAACCGTTTAGTCCTTTTGACTTAATAGCAGTGGGAAAATCAACGTAACACTCATCCATGTCAACGCGACCTTTAATTCCGTCAACTGCTCCATTGCTACTGTACTGCCACATGCCTAAACTGTTTACAGCATATACCGGCCTATCACCGTATCTTGCTACCCACCAAGTAAACTGTCTTAATGCACTTGCATGCAGTTTTTCTTTGAATCCGGAAATGTCACTTGCATAAATGCCTACACAGTATCCAGCTTTTTCCATAACATTACAGAAACCAATAGCCGCCTGTGTATTTCCATTTACGTCACCAGCATTAGGCGCTTCAAAGTCAAGATATACAGGCATGTCAAACTGCTTGCCTTTCAGCATTTCCAAAAATCTATGTGCGTCTGCTTCGCCATTCGCTTTTGTTGTACAATTCCTGCCTACGAAATAATACGCTCCAACGTGAATCCCGGCGGCCTTGCATCCAAGATAGTTGCCTTCAAAAGTAGAGTCCTTGTAAAATCCTGCATCACTGCCACCAGCTTTGAGAATAGCAAATTGCGTACCGTCATTGCGTACCTTTGTCCAGTCAATAATGCCCTGCCAAACTGATACGTCAATTCCCTTCATTGCCATGGTTATTGTCTTCCTTTCTAATCAGCATTGAAAACATTGTCTCGAGTCTTGTTAAAACGTTTGTGTTATTGTTCAATGAATCTTTTAAACTGTCAATCTCTGCTTTGTGGCTTTCTTCCATGCGACTCATTAATTTAACCATAATAAGGCACATTACAATAGGAAAGCCAACTGAACTAATTAAGTTCGTGTAAGCTTGTGCATCCATACAGCACCTTCCTTTCTCTATACATTATACCCGAAATCTGCTATAATATCTATATGGAAAGCAAATATTACGATGGAACAAAACTGCTTAGCACACTTGACCTTGACGGCAACAGGCCCGAAATATTTATGTGTACAACTAATAGAACAGGTGGTAAGACAACTTACTTTTCTAGAATGTTAGTAAACAGGTATATCAGAAGGCATGAAAAGTTCGCACTATTGTATCGTTTTAATTATGAACTGGATAATATTTCTGATAAATTCTTTAAGGATATCCGGTCGCTTTTCTTTCCGGACTATGTCATGGAATCTCAGCGCATGGCGCATGGCGTTTACCATGTACTATATCTGCGCAGACTGAAAGACGTAATAGCGGAAACACCCCTTGATGAATCAGACATTTGCGGGTATGCTATAGCCTTAAATAATGCGGATGCTATTAAAAAATATTCTCATATGTTTTCAGACGTTCAATCAATTTTCTTTGATGAATTTCAGAGTGAAACGAATCATTATTGCACTAATGAGATTGAAAAGTTTATCTCTGTACATACGACAATAGCCCGTGGACAGGGAGAACAGGTTAGATATGTGCCTGTGTATATGTGCAGTAATCCAGTGTCTCTTATCAATCCGTATTATACTGAAATGGGTATTAGTGAAAGACTTCAGTCTGATACTAAGTTTCTTAAAGGCCATGGCTTTGTACTTGAGAATGGCCATATTGAATCAGCGTCTCAAGCTCAGAAGACTTCCGGTTTTAATAAGGCATTCAGTGATAACAAGTACATTGCTTACAGTGCTGAAGGCGTTTACTTAAATGATAATCTGTCATTCATTGAACATCCTACTGGAAAATCTGATTATCTTGCGACAATACGCTACAACGGAAATGACTATAGTATTAGGTCTTATCCTAATGACGGAATTATATATTGTGACGATCACGATGATGAAACATTTAAGTTCAGAATTGCTATTACTACTGAAGACCATAGAGTGAATTATGTTATGCTCAAGCGTAATGATCTATTTGTGCAGAACATGCGATTTTACTTTGAGAAAGGGTGTTTCAGATTCAAGAACCTTCAGTGCAAAGAAGCAATCATGAAACTTATCAGTTATTAATTTGGTATCCTCATAAGCGCACATTATAGAATAGGTGGGATTGCTACAGTGAAATTATCTGGCCTGCCTATTAGTCGGTTTTGCAACCCGCTATAATCTCACTTATGTTAGTGATATAGGGAAGCGCCTAGCGCTTTCTTTTTTATACTTAAAAGGTGATAGGTTTCCGGATTGCCTATCACCGCATTTCATATTCTGTTTCTACTAATAATACTCCGCCTCTAATTCTCTTAGGTAATAATTTACCTTTAACCTTTAATCCTACATGGAAGTCCTCTAACTCTTTACCTGCATGCTCATTAAGATATACCTGCTTGCAACGCTCTGGCATACCAGCACACTTAACATTCCAGTATGGCTTATCAATAGGCTCAAGGTTTTCCATTGTAACGTGCTCTATATATGTTTTCTGTCTTACAAACACTGCTCTGTCCCAACTGCTTTCCAATTTCCAACAGCAGAAGGCTCTATCATCAACTCTGATACCTTTAATCTTATCTGCTGGAAGGTCGCAATGAATTGAATCAGTGTCTGCATATATAAATCCTGCCTTATCTGCACCATAGTAATTAGCTTGTGCAGCTCTGATAGTAAAGTTACGAGCATAACTAGTAATAGCACTGCCAACTGGAATATAACCCGGCTTCTTATGATTTTGATCTATCGTTTCAAAACCTATTGAGCCATCATCTTTGAGATAAGCTAACTTGAAACTGCTGTTTGTATTAGTAGCCATCTTACCATACAAATTATTAAGAAACAACTTTGCGAGGGTACGTCTAGCCCCTTTACTGTTCATCTTAATCTGCTTGTATTTATTTACATAATCATCAAATATTCCTATTTCTGTCTCGAACCAGCAACCGTCTAATATTTCAAAGTCCTTAACATCATAGTGTTCTCTGAATAACTTATAATCAGTACAGGTTAACGTCAGCATTACAGTTGTGTCCTGCAATCTTCCTTCCTTATCATAATACTTATCATAATACTTACCATCTTTCGGACTGCGTACGTCAGAAGTCTCTAGCATTTCAGTACCTTTATACAACCAGCTTCCTTTAATCTGTATAAATGGTAGCATATTATGTTTAATATAAAACTTAGTCCTAAACCGAATAAAGAAATATCTATTATTAATCTGTGCTTCTTTCGGTATGAAGTTACCTGTCCAAAAGTGAGGCAGACCAATTGGATATCTATTACCACTTTCACTGCTCATCATTGACGGATACAAACTGTTAACATCAGCAACTGTTCCGTTCTTATAGATATTATTCTCTTTGCCTTTTACAAGATAGCACCATCCGCCTTTGTAGCTATGCCTTATCCAGTCACCAGCATTATCTTCGCCATGCAAGTCTTTATCAATAGGAACGTCATATACATTAGGGAACCATTCATCATATTGATACTTACCTGTTAGCGCTTTGTATTCTGCCATACAGCATGAGCCTATTGTCATTTTGTTATTACCCTGTGAGAACATTATCTCTAAGGCTTCCTTTACTACTAATACGTCGTTGGCTATATACCTCTGTTCCTCGGGCGTTATCTCACAGCCAGCATACCTCAGTCCGGTATATTCCATATTAAGCTTTTGGTGCTTTGTTTGAAATGCCTTTCCTATTGCTCTTACACTAAAAGGTAATAACTTTAATGAATCACGCAACTGAATAATATAGTTATCAACTTTCATAGTGATAGAATACCACTGTCCTTCATCACTAATCATATATTCAAACTCATTATTAAGTAAGTGCCATTTTGCGTCCCAATCTATAGTGCCGTCTTCATCTTTGTGTGTAGCCTGCTTCCATCCAAGGTCATGAATCAAATAGTATAGCCAAAAGTTACCATCGAATTTAAGGTTATGATAGTAACATATCATATTGCATTTCAATGACCTAAAATATTTTAGCGTCTCGCCTATGCTGTGCAGTATCTTTACATCTTCTGTTCCTAATTCTACTACTGCACTAGCCCACACTTCTGTGTCCTGCTGTCCACTATAGACCGTTGTTTCAAAGTCGCAAGAGAAATATCTGTACTTTCTTTCCCTACCTTTTGACATGATCAATAGTCATCATCATCATCAGAATCAACATGAAATGATTCTGCATCAAACTCATCAGCACCAATGTCAGTGTCATAGTCTTCTTGAATATCACGCCATTCTTCAGCCGTCATATTTTTATTAGTTAATGCCCAATGCAAGGCATTTACACCATAATATTTTGGCATTCTGCCTTGAGAAGCATACCGAATATCCTGTTCAAGGTCATTTAATTGATCAGTAGTAATTTTAGCCAACCTATCTATAGTACCGTTATCAATAGCATCATTAAGCCAACCTTGTATCGTTTTGCCAAGACTTGAACCCTCCATATTATATTGTTCAATAAGGCTTCCTATCTTTTGATACATAATATCACCAATAAAAGGTATATCAGAATCATCACGACTACTTGATGAAACAGAATTATTGGTTCTATTAGATGAAGCATTATTACGCTTTTCATCTTCACTGGCATTAGACACCTCGGCTTTTCTCTTCCTACGTGTTTCAACCGCCTTACGCCTTGATTCCTTCTGCTGTTCCTTATAGAATTTTTCACCACTTACAGTTTTAGTTGCTTCACCTGTCTTAATATCAACCGCTACTACAACTTTACTATGCTTACGAATGTATTCAGTAGTAATTTTACTTAAGCGGCTTATGCTACCTTCTGTAATGCGCTTAGGAATAGAAGGAACATTGATACTGCTAACATCATAACCTTTTACACGATATGCTGATAATCTGTGCTGAACCCTGGAACGAATCCTATAATATTCATTTTCCCTTGACTGCTGTTCTAATGATTTCCTTCTGTGACTAGCATTTTTAGGCATACAATTATAACCCTCACTTTCTAAATAATATAAAAGGGAGCATTTCTACTCCCTTTACAATAGCTTAATCAAAATCGTCGAGACTGTGATCAACAAACGTTTCACTAGATTCCGTATACTTTTTCAGCCATAATGTATAGGAAGTTCTTTCATTTCCGTCTCTATCCGTATATTTCTTGGACTGAAGGTTAGCGTCCTTCTTATCAAATTCAATGGTATACGGACACTTACTCTGAACAAACTGTGGGATATCTACGGCTGGTCTTACTACTACGCTGATTTCATCTCCAGCCTTATTTTTCAGCTTTCCGATATAGCGGATAAATGCTTTACCATCTCTAGAGTGTGCTGTCTTTGCGAATAATGTGATTTTCATTGTTTAACTGTCCTTTCTTACTTTTCTACTGGTAATGGTTTTCTTGTTTCTGTGTCTAACTCTACTGCGTTCTTGTAAAATTCTGCACAAGGCATGCCATACAGCTTATGTACTTCATGGAATTCTACTACTTTGACGATCTGAAGCGCTGGCGTCTCATAGACTTTTTTAATAGCCTTGAGCAGATTTTCAGCAGTCTTATACTTACCCTGTACAGTGATATCAGCATAATTTGTAACTGCTTTTTCTACGTCTACTGTTAAAACTTTTGCTTCTGTTCCGATTAATTCTCGTGTTACCATTGGTGCTCTTGCCATTATTGTTTTCCTCTCTTTCTTATTTATATGGCTTTGGGAATTGACAGAGTTACACTGTCATTATTACTAACTGTAGATTCCCATAATTGGACAGGGGGAAAGGCAATATGAGGGAATACCCCTGTCCTACAACGTGAGGGCACGGAGCTATCGGCTTTAACTCCGCACATATATTATCGCTCTTTTTGCGATAAAATGCAATCTTTTTTATTAAATTTGTTTGTGAAATTTTTTCAAATCGTTAACTTTTAACGCCTTTATTGATTTCAGTATCGTCAATGCGCGTTAACTCATCAATAACTTTGTCATAATATAGTTCCTGCTTTTCTTCAAACCTTGCTAGTAATTCAGTGAAATACTCAATCTGATTATCAGATAAATAATCATGTGCTTCATTTAAGATCGTTCTTACATTGTCGGCACTTTGGACGTATTTCTTCCAAAGTTGCATATAGTTATCAAGATATTTATAATCTGTCATTTTTCTATATCTCCCATACATAAAGCTATCGAGTTTTTTATTATAATATATTCATTAAGTGTAATAGTACCATTTAAATATGCGTACCATAATGACTTATTAAGACTCTGTAATTCTACATCATAATTTAATACAATCCATTCATATTCATCTACATCATTACCTAACTCCTCAGTGTACCATTTTGCGAATTTTAACGCTTCTTCCATAGTATCGGCTTTAATGTATGGAAGTCTTAAGAATTCATCAGTCCAATCTCCGTAGTCAGACTCTTCTCCTGCTGTCTTTGACTGATATATAATTCTGTACTTGTTCATGCCTGTTCTATACTTATTCATTCCGTTCTACCTTTCTGCTCTATCCACTATATCTTTCCCAAATATCCGTTTAAAATCATCCGGCATAAGTCTGATATATATTCCTTTACGTTCACACGCACCACAATATCCCACATCACGAATGTGTTCTTTGTATGGGTACACTTCCCATATCTGACGTTTATCAAACAAAATAACAGAAGCAACGCAATTTCTTGTCTTGATTAGTGTGTCTTCTTTGTTCCCATCATCACCCCACAGTATTATTGATGTGGATTCAATGGGATGAACCTTTATAGGCTTTAACATCTGTTCTCCTTTCTGCTATCCGTAAAATCCAACTCTAGGATTCAGAGGGCCTCCAAAAATTCATTAACTAAGTCCGATTCACTCTTATCAAGATACATAGTAAAATAGATGTTGTCGAAATACGCTGATGCCTCAAAGACAATCTTACATGCATGTAAGTACTTCTTTAGAATCTTTGCATCATGCCTGTTAAGCGTCACATTGTAAGCTTTTCTCATATTGTTCTCCTCTTTTCTATGCACTCCGCCTTCTTTCATCCATGAGCTTGTGGTCATGGCATCGGTGCGTTACATAGAAGGGCTTTCGCCCTATTGTGCATCAATCTTTACTGCATAGTTATGTGCTGGCGTGATGAACAGGAACCAATATTGACTACGTTCCTTATCATATATAACCATCTGAAGTGTGAATGTAAAGATATTGTGACTTGATATAATGAAACTGCAATAGTCTGCATCATTCATTTCATTATAGAACTTGTTCCATTCATCATAGACCGATTTTTTCGCATAGGAATATCTACCGTACACCTCATCAAGCCTAGTTGCGCCTGTTAATTCCGGGATGTGATGAATTCTTTGACCATGTTTTGCTTCAAATGTTACGCCATTGATTTTTACGTTGTAATGTAGTTTAGTCATGTTGTTCTCCTCTTTTCTATGCACTCCGCCTTCTCTCATCCATGAGCTTGTGATCATGGTATCAGTGCGTTACATAGAAGGGCTTTCGCCCTGCTATTTATAATGTTACTCGACCATTGCCCACCTCAGTACCGTACTTTACAAAATCTTCGAGCGACATTTCATAAAGTTTACTTTCATAACGGATGTTATCGACCTTAATCTGTTTGTAAACATTTCCGTCATTGTACCATTTCACGAAGTCTTTCTCTGATACCTTTTGCGTCGTTACAATGCTTACTTCAGCTGTTTCAACTGCCATGGCCTTTAAGTCTACGTATGTGATAGTTGCGGTTGCGATGTTGATTGTTCTAGTAATGTTTGTGTTTTTCATAATTTGTTTTTTCCTTTCTTTGTACCTTTATTATAATGAATCTTTGTTACTTTGTCAAGTGTTATTGTTATCTTTTTTTATTTTTGTTTTCTTGTTTGTTTATCACTTTCCTTTCTTTGTACCTTAAGTATAGCGAATCTTTGTTGCTTTGTCAAGTACTTATTTAAATTTATTTGTTTTATCATG